GTGTCGATCCACGGGTTAAGCTCACGGAGTGAGCCTCAAGCCCATCCGTTCCAAGGAGGGAACGACATGCCGATGCCAACCAGAATCGCGACTGCGAGTGTTGTCGCCACCACATCGCCCTTTACGCGGGTGATCACTTCGGCGAGCAACCTCCAGGCGGGTAACACCCTGTCGAACCAGCCCGCGCTCTACGGCGTCTACTGGCAGATGATCTGTACGGCCGGTGGCTCTGCGGCCGGAACGACCTATCCCCCGCTCTTCACTTGGTACGACGCCTCGATCTCCGCGGGCGTCACCGCGACGGCCTCCCCATGGAGCACCCTGTTCGGGGGACTCGCGACCGCCAACATCCTGGGTACCGGCGTCACCTCGATGGGTGTTTCAGGCGTGGTGAGTGGTCGTCTGGCGGGAGTCGAGTACTTTCAGTGCGGTTCCGGGGCGAGCGGTGCTTCGGCCTATATCCAGTACGCGATCACCGGCAACGTGGGGGGCGGATCGCATCGGCTGGACCTCCAGCTGTTCCAAGTCGATCTCTGGGGCGTCTAACGAACTAGCCAAGGACGGCACGTGCCTGCGGGCAAGTCGAACACGGGAGCCACTCGCACCCGCTCGTACCCATCAGACGAGCGGGTCGTCGAGTTGGTGGACACCCGCCGCCAGCACTCGCTCCGCTACAATCACAAGTTCTATAGCCGCATCCCTAGCTGGTACAGCACTTACCGGATGGTGTGGCAGGGCCGACTCTCCCAATTCCGCAACAACATCCAGCTGCCGTTCATCTTCTCGATGATCCAGTCGGATGTGGCCCGCAAGGTCCAGACCTCGCTCGGGGCCTGGCCGATCGTCAGCTTCGCCGGCTATTCCCCCGAAGACGCCGCCCGCGCCCGCAAGAACGAGATCCTGATCTCGGCCCAGATGAAGGACGCCGACTCGCTCCTTAAAGGCGTGGACTTCTTCCTCGAAGCTGACCTATATGGTGTCGCCATCGCACGTTACGGCTGGAAGAACATCACTCGGAAGAACAAAGTCCGCACCCGCGAGCAGGTCGCCCCCGGCTTCGAGATCCCCGTCGTCAGGGAATACGATGCCGAGCACTTTAACGGCCCCGATTGGGAATGCGTTGACCCGCTGGACTTCTGGCCCCAGCCCGGGAAGAAGAGCATCAAGGAGATGTCCTGGTGTATTCATCGGTACTGGAAGGACTTAGACGACATCAAGGAAGACGCTCAAGAGGATTACCCCTACTTCGATAGATCCAAGATCGGCCTCTTGGAACAGCAAGCCCCTGGAGCCATGGCAGCGGATGAGTATCGTGGCCGGCAGATGCTGTTCAGGAACCCGATGGATTACGAGGCCCGTGAGGCGGAGCGGTTCGCTAAGCCCGTGGAAATATGGGAGATGCACGGGCTGGTCCCGGACGAGTTCGCGACCAGTGGGATCAGAGCCCGCTGCATTGCGGTGGCTAATGGCAGAGTGGTGCTGAAGAACCGCGAGGAGCCATTCTGGGATGCCCAGAAGCCGTTTCTCTCGTACAGTCCTATGCCCGATCCCCACAGCTTCTTTGCTCCGGGGAAGGTCGAGGTCGCCGAGAAGATGCAGCAGGCGGCGAACCGGATCGCTAACCAGAAGCTCGATGCTCTGGATCTGCTGATTGACCCGCAGTATGTCGTCAGCGATACGGCTAACTTGAACAGCCAGAACATGTTCAGCCGCGCGGGCAAGATCATCCTCGTCAGTGGCCCCGCAGACGACTCCAACATCCGCCCGCTCCAGCACAACATGCAAGGGCTCGCAGGAGCCTATCAAGAAATTGGGCAGCTGTGGCAGTTCATGCAGCTGGGGGCCGGAATCAACGACATCGTGATGGGCCTGACCCAGAACGATCGCGAGACCGCTCGTGGGTTCATGGGGCGCCAGGAGAACGTCCTCACGAGACTCATGCTGGAGGCCCGCATAGCCGAGGAAGGCTTCATCGAACCCCTCGCTAATGCGTTCCGGAACCTCGACCGACAATTCCTGACCATGCCCTACGAGCAGAAGATTCTCGGGAGCATCGCCACGATCAACCCGATCACCGGGTTGCCCTATCCTCAAGAGAACGTCGAGATCGACTTCGACGACATGGTCCCAGACTACCGAGCGAGAGCAGTCGGTGCGAGCCAGATGATCGGTAAGTCCATCCGGCAGCAGAACTTAGTGAGCCTGCTCCAGATGATGAGCGCCAACCCCGTCTTGGTCAAGATGGTCAACTGGAGCGCCTTTGCGCGGCAGATGTTCGAACTGTTCGACTTCAAGAACGTCGAGGAGCTGCTCGTCTCCCAGGTCCCGATGATCAACCAGCTCGCCCAGGATAGTGGCCAGAACCCTATGGCAGTGGCGGGGACGGCCGCACAGGGCTTAGAGCAGCTGAACCCAGAGGTACTGGCTGCGCTCATGAACAACCAGCCTACGGGGCAGATGGGTGGCCTGACGGGCCAGCCCCAGGGGGCCTGATGCTCGATTCTGACCAGGTAGACAAGATCCGGATGATGTTCTCGACGGCGGGCTGGAACGAAGTCGTTAAGCCTGCGATCGAGAACCGCTTTCGGCAACGGATGAAGAGCCTGATCCTCCACCCCTCCGAACGAGCGAACGATGATCGGGATGATTCGGTGATCCGTGGCGAGCTTAAGACGTTGGAATGGCTGCTGATGAGTTTCCCAAACGAACTGATTGCAGCCGAGAACAACCGGCGCCTCGACGAACTCGATCGCGCCAGCCAGATGAACGGTGCCGAAGAACTCGGTGTCGGCCCTCCGGCGAACCCGTGAGGAAGGACCCTCCATGACCCGCAGGACCTATCAGCTCGATCAAGAGCCTCAGGGCAGCGCGGCGAACCCGCCCGCCCCGACTCCACCGATCCAGAACCAGCCTCCAGGCGACTTGGCTGGCTACCCCTCGATTGATGCACTGGTCCAGGGCTACCGAAACTCCAGCCAGGAAGCCCAGCGCCTGACTCAGCGAGTGCAGCAGATGGAGCAGGCGATCGGCCAGCTCCAGCAACCGCAGGCCCGCAGCACCCGGCCGGAGGATAGACTCTCCGATCTGGGAATCCCGGTGGATGCGCTGGACGAGGTGATCAACGAGCGGATGCAGCGAGCGTTTGCCCCGATTGCACGAGGGATCGGCGCCCGCACTCAGGTCATGGCTCAGTACCCCGACTTTGTGAAGTTCGAGAACGATGTGAACCAGTATATCCAGAGCGACCCGGCTCTTCAGCAGACCTACGGCAACATGTTCAACGCCGATCCGGTCGGTGCGTTCGAGTATGCGTTCCTGAAATTCGGCGAGAGCAGGCGCCGGGCAGGAGCGCAAGGCAACGGCCAGGGGGATGCGAAGGAGAAGGCGAACGCTCAGATTCCCACGGGCAGAAGCAATGAAACGCGCGCTCGGCAGGACGCCGGCGGCGAGGACCTGACGGCCAAGGCCTGGGAGCACTTCCGGAAGACGGGAGATCCTAAGCCATTCGCGAAGGCGAGGCTCAGGCAGGCGATTCCGGATAGCTTCTACGAGAAGTAGCCGGAAAGTTCCAAGGAGGGAACGACAGTGCCATCGACTTATCCACTTCCCGGGAACTTGGTGTCTACCTATGACATCGGGTTCTTCCCATCGGACACGGCGATCCATCACGAGGATTTCACCGATGTCCTGACCATTCTGGATAGTTTCCAGACGCCGGGGTTCTCCAGCTTCCCCAAGATCCGCTGCAAGGATGTGGTCCACAGCTGGCCGGTGGACACGCTGGCAACTCCGAGCACCGCAGGGGCCCCGGATGGTGTCGATTTCTCGGGGGATGTGCTCACCATGCCGGTTCGACTCTTCAACGGTACCCAGATTTTCCGGCGTGACGTGGTGGTGTCGGATCGCGAACGAGCATCGAACCCCGCCGGCATCAAGGACATGTACGAGCATCAGATCATGAAGGAGTTCAAGGTCCTGGCTCGGAACGCCGAGTACGTGCTGTGGAAGAGCACGGCGGTGGTTTCGGGTGCGGCCAGCTCGATCGTATCGGGGTCTGAGTCGCCCTCGGCGAGCAACGCGCCGATCATGGCAGGCTTCCGCGGATTCGCGATCAGCACGTTGCGCCCGCCGAGCCTCATGAACGCGAGCAGGTTCGCGGTGAGCGCGAAGATGTGATAGAGCGGCAGCGCGGTGATCACCGTCTCCTCGCCCTCGGCGAGCG